CTTATCTTATGCAGAGAGGGTCGCCGCGGAAGGGTCCTTCAAGAAGTTTTCGCAACTCATCCAGGTGTGGCGGTTGTTCACCGCCCTAGGAGAGGTTGGTTCCCAACCCTCCCCGGAAGACGTTGCGAAATTCGAGAAGGCCATCCTGTCCACAATTCCAGACCGGGTAGCGGTTATCGCGCACAATGGAGACAGAAATCACCCAAGAGCTAGAATTCCTCTAGCTTCCTTGGGCATCTATCGTCCGGTGCGACGAATCCTCCCGGAAGTTGTCCCGCCTGAGGTGATTCCCGTCCGCAACCCTCTGGCGCTCAGGAGTCGAGACCCGGACGGGTCTCTGTCCATCGAGTGGGATGAACTCATCCCTGACTCTTGGACCCTGAGTATCTGGGCGTACAAGTTCGGGATTGCTGACACCTGGCCCTACGCGTTAGCGCAGGTGCCTATATTGAGTGTCGAGCGCCCGGACCCTTGGAAGTCCAGATCCAGAGTGGGTGCCATAGGCACCGTCTTCTGTCGAGTCCAGAGGGACGGAAAAGCTAGGTTCTTTTACTCGCCGAGTCGTTGGGTACAATACCTAATGGGCCCTTGGGCGAAGGAGTTGTACTCCCAGCTCAAGCGGATTCCACAGGACTGCACCTTCGACCAACAGCGAGGCGCTGAGCAGGTCATGAGGTGGCTGCAGGAAGGGAGGGAGGTTTACTCCTTCGACCTCTCCTCAGCCACTGACCTCATGCCGCTGCAGCTTACAAGAGCCGTGCTGTGGGAACTCTCAGAGTCGAGCAACTGGCGAATGTGGGTCGACACCTTTACGATCCTTTCCCGCATCCCGGCGCAAGTCGGGTATGACGGTAGGGATGCAGAAGCCCGCGAGGTGCGTTGGAACGTGGGACAGCCCCTAGGGGCTATCCCGTCCTTCGCAGCCTTCGCGCTCACCCACCACGCACTCGTGCGTGGGCTCTGGGATGGGCAGCCGGCAGAAGCTCCCTATGTGATTCTCGGCGATGATTTAGTGATCGCCGATAGGGAACTCGCTGCTAGGTACAAGGCAGCAGTTAACTACCTCGGCGTACCTATCTCGGAGTCGAAATCACTCCAAGGCCGTTTAGGTGAATTCGCAGGGAGAGTAATCTCCGGCGAGGGGTGGGAGTTCAAGCTCAAGTATTTCCACTTGAGCTATAGAACTCTGTTGAGCATGGTGTCTTTGATAGGCCCTAGGGCCCTCAAAGGCCTGCCCAACACTAAGTTAAGGAACATAATCGCCCTACTTCCGACCCCTAGGACCCCCGAGGGCATCAACCCCGGCGGGTTCCCTAAGGCGAAGAGGGACGAGTTCCTGAAAACTTACTACGCCCTCCTGGACGATTACGAGCCTCCCTACGAGCCGTGGGTGGACGCAGAACACGTGGTTCTCTCTCGAGATCGCGTGCTCCGGGGCATCGCCCCCCGTCCATCCCATGGTGGCACCGCAGACGCCTGGAATCCGACAGGATCCGCTAAAGTTGGGCTGAACGGGGCTCCCGAAGGGGGTCCTACTCGCGGTAGGACTACCTGGAAGTGGTCCCCGTACCTCAGCCGCTCTTGGCTCAAGAGAGTCATACGTGCTGCGAAGCACGCAGGACTACTCTAGGTGCAGTG